TCTATTCTCGTGGAACCTTCTAATCAATTTCTCTTGGAAATCATACATGTTAAAAGGAACCAGTCCCTCATCAAGAGAGACAATTTTTATATACTTTCTAGTAAAATATATGGGATCATCTTTACACTTCAAAAACTCAAGAATATTATCTTGAGAAAATTCAATAGGGGTATTCGCCTTTTTTAAATTGGGATTACCTAGATATACATTATCAGACATAAGATATTAGCACTTCCACTTTCTAAGTGCTTTATTAATCCTTGAATCTGGATCATTAGCAGTCTTAGAACTGGTAAGTTTCTTTTTCATTCCACCCATTCTAGCACAGAATGATTTTTTTCGGGAACCACCTTCTGGTTGTGGACGTTTTAAATCTGAACCAGGATTCTCACGTTCGTAAGATTTCCTACCTTTCTCATTTAATCCACCTTCTTTATTCTTTCCTGCTTTCTTAGTCCAAGCAGCACCTTCTTGAAAGTCAGATTCAAAATCATCTCTCCAAGAGTATGATTCACTTTTACTCTTACCATAGTTTGCAGCACCTTTCTTACGGCACTGAACTAATCTACCAGATGCATATGCAGAAGGCCAAACCTTTGCACTTGCTTTTACCTTATGATAACAAGCATCTTTCTTGCCACTACCCTTACCTTTCTTATCTGACTCTAATACTACTTCCTCTTTAACTCCACGTTTTGCTTTGTGATCTGCAGTTCTTGCCTTCATAGCATCTAAACCAGGAGCACCTTTCTGCCCCTTCTTATCCATGTATTTTTTAGTTCTTGCAACAACCTTTTCACCTGTTCCTCTGTAATAATCTTCCTTTACACCACGCTTTGCTTTGTGCTCTTCTCTTCTTTTATCAATCATCTTACCCCTTTCACCACTGGCATCAAATATAGCAGGTTCTCCCTCCTTACCAAACTTTCGTTTGTTTCTTACTGATGCTTTACCATAATCAGAACGTCCTTGTTCTTCTTTTGCTTCTTTATTAAGAACATATGCCTGATAAGTAGGAGATTTTTTCTCTACCTTTCCACCTGCTCTTTTCTTTGCTTTGTTACCAGCACCTCTATCAGAGTCTTCCCAGTCACCAGAGACCTTCTTCCCTGTTAGAGAAGTATATGGTTTGTAACCTTTACCACCCAGTCTTTCAGAAACTAATTCTTCACCAACAGGAACACAATTAGGAACTACTTTCTTACCTTTCTTCTTCATTCCTTTCTGGATGTAACCAGCCCAGCACTTTTCGTCGAGTGTAATTTCTTCTTTCATTTTTTTCTTATCAGTAGAAACGTAAGTTGGTTTTGCAGCACCAGATTTTTGTTGTTGTCCTGGATCTGCTTTCTTTTTACGACGTGAAGCAGAAAGTCTTTCTGCCTTAGTCATGCTTGCTCTTTTAGAAGATGACACACACTTAGGTGTGCCTTCACCAGGTTCATCACTAGCACAGGTTCCACCTGTAACTACATTAACCCATCCACCTTTACCATCTTTAGATTTAGAACCCTTGAACCATTTATGTAAGGATCCTTCTTCAATCTGATCGGTTCCTTTCCAAATACCATTTGATACCATAGGTTTCATATTAGAAGGTCCAATAATGTCAACTACTCTAGCAAAAACTGTTCCATCAGAATTTTCAATATCCATAGATTCCTTTTGTGTTTCTTTTTGAATTTCTTTTCTGACTTCTTTTTTTATGTCTTCTCTTTCTCTCTGTTTTTGTTTAGCAGCAGATTCTTTTTGCTTTTCAGCAGCATCAGATTCCCTTTGCTTTTCTACAGCAGCAGAAGCAGACATATTGGACTGTCTAAATTTCTTAACTTTCTCAACTTGCTTTTGTCGAAGTTGTTGTCTTTTTTGAACTAAATCCACGTTTTTAGTCTTTGTTACTACTATTTAGAAATTCTTGTTTGATCATCTTTGAAAGGTCACTAGTAGACCCTACAAACACTGCATTATTAGTTACATTATTTGTAGTCTTAGTTTTTTCTTCATCAACTTCTTTAACCTTTTTTTGTAACTCCATTAACTTATCAGTTGTATCAGCAACAGATTTAATAATCTGTCCTGCAACTTCATATGCTCTTGGACTTGCACTTTCACCTGCTAATTCCATGATACCATTAAGAGACTCTTGACCCTTCTCAATTAAAGAATATAAGTTGGCACGAGTATACTCATAATCTTTTTCAACATCATCTGTAATATTCTTTGTACTATCTTTCCGTGTAATACATCCATTTTCTGGTGTATTACTTACTTCAATTGCACTAGTAGTGTTTAGTGCTTCATCGATAGGATCATAACTAGACATAGTATTCACTATACGTCAGTTTTTTTGGTTGGACTGTATGTAAATCCATCATCAAAAAATTCATTAAATTCATTAAATCCAAAGTCATCACCAGATTCTATTTGAGCATCATCTGCTGTTGTTAATAGATTTATAGTTGTACCTGAGATATGTTCGGTAGCAATTGAACTATCAAACCCTCTTTTAACAATTACAGTGATTGCATCTACTACTTGAGTTATCTTCATTATTTCACTACCAACAACTATTCTACTATTAACTACTAATGAACTAGAATCAGTAACTGTAACTCTAGTTTCTGTTGTTGTTAGATCCTCATTTATAGTTGTTGTTTCATCATTATTATAATCTTTAAGTGCTTTAGGAGTAGCAGTATAACGCATTTGTCTCCTTGCAGATGCTGCAGTATCAGTAGCATAATCGACTTGGACTTTTTTGATTATTCCATCACTAGTATCAGCAACAGGACCAAATAAGTATGTTTTTGCTGTAAATTGTAAGGTGTATATTAATGCAGTTCTTGTAGTAAAATCTCCTTCATATTCATCTCTAAATGAAATATTATCTAAAACAATTGGTATATCTCTTTTCTCTCCAATAGACTTAACTAAATTGACTGTAATATTAAATGATGGTTGAAAGTATGGTAATATCTGTTCAATAATTTGAAGTGCATCATCATTTAATTTTGAAAATATACTTAACTCAAATCCAATATTATATGGAACAGGCATAAAAACTTTCTTTAAGTTTGTCCCATCTGATGCTTTAAATGTTTGTGTTATACCAGATTTTCTTGTTGGATCATACTGAACAGAAGTCATTTCAAATGACATTCTTGGAAGAGTTATAGCAACTGCTTTTGTTAAGTTTGCTTGCTCTCTGATCTTTGCAAAAAACTTTTGCTGTGGACCATATGCCAACCCAACTTTAGTTTCATCTAAAGTTGAATCATCAATACCTTCATGTTTAATAAAAATATTATTAAATAATGTTCCAAAACCAATTATAGTTTTACGAATAATTTCGTGATAATAATAAGTGCCTAACATCAATAATCTCCAAATGGGTTGCCTTCTGTAAAGTCAAGTAAATTGTCTGCTTCTAATTCTATGTCACTATTCGCATCATATGGGTCTTCATAACTATCAGTATCATAACTATCTACAATGTATCTAGCAGATGATATAGAACCAACTAAGACCTCACCAGCACTGAATGCTCCACTATTTAGAGATACTCTAAGTTCGACTGGTGGATTAGAAGGACTAATATCAGTTCTCTTCTTGAAGTCCTTAACTCTTGCAACAACACCAGAAGTCTGACCATGAACCGTTTCATTATAAACAAATGTTCCAATTCCAGTAGTGCTTATACCAGCAAAAGTAACTGTAGGTGCAACTGTATATCCAGCACCAGTATTTGAAAATCGAACTGCTGTAATAGCACCATCAGTAATAACTGTTTGAGCACTCGCAGTTGTTCCACCAGCACCAGTAGCACCAGTAAATGTAATGGTTGGTTCCGTAGCATAACCAACTCCAGCTTGTGATATTGTTACTCCACTAAGTCCATTATCAACAACACCAATAGTAATTGCAGCACCTACTCCACCACCACCATTTAAGATAACTAACGGTGGATTCGCACTATCATATCCAGAACCAGGATTGATTAATAAAATTTCTTTTATTGATTTTACACCAGACTTTGAAGTAGTAATAGCAACTGCTGTAGCTTGAGTTCCTGATGCTGGTGGTGATATTTGAACTATTGGAGCAGATACATATCCAGATCCATCATCTATCAAATCTATAAATCCAATCATACCAGAAGCACCAATAGATGCTGTTCCAGCAGCAGTTGTAGCAGATCCAACTAAATTTACAGTAGTAATATATCCTTCATCTTCAACTGTATTATCTACCTCTTCAATAGTAGTATCAATAAGTTCATTTTCATATTCATATAATTCACAATTTAATTCATAAGTATAATTTTTATTTAATTGGTAGAATGGTTTTTCAGATTCAACTCTTTTGATTTCAAATAATCTTTCACCAAGTGGAAAATATACTAAATCTCCCTCCTTAGGTCTAGTAATCAAATCCTCAAAAGTATATTCAGTAATTGTTCCATCTTTGATACCAGAACTCATACCTTCTAAAAATGGTGCTATAAATTCTTCAAATCTTTCTTTTGAAATAGTAAGACTAACTTCATTTGTAAGTCTTAATCCAAATTTAGTCATTAAATCACTATTAGGATTATATCCTTCATAATTATTTAAATATGCTTCAAGAATAAAGGAATCATCAAATTTAGATGATTGCACTTCTTTAATAATATTATCAGTTTTAAATACTTTTCTAGGAAGGTAATATATTTCTATTCCATAAATGGTTAACTGCTCATTAACCAAATCCTGCATCAAAAACTGTTCGTTTTTAGATCCCTGTAAAAAGTATGAATTTAAAGCCATGTTATATTAACCTATCATATCAAGAGGTGGTAATTCATACTCTAAAGTCATTCTTTGTTTAATATCTTCTAATTCTCTTTCAGCATCCTCATAATATTGTCTACCATTTAATTCAACACCACCAGGCAATTTAGTTCCAGTAAATTTCATCATATTTAATCCCCATTGCCTTTTAATTAATACTGTTAAATATCTTTTTAAAAAACTATCATTATATACGCCAGAAAAAGAAGCAGGATCTAATGCCCTGTAACATTCAAGAATCAAATAATTATCTGCTTTCTCAGAACCCCAATCAATATCCAGATATAATCTATCTTGTCTCTTATTAAATCGTATTTGTTTGTCTGTTGTGAGTAAAAAATCAATATCTTCAAGATATGTTTTTGTCATAGAATATTGCATTAATTCAACAGAATTAAAATAATATAGATCATTTAAAAATAATTGATACTTAATACTAAACATTCCACCAGAAATAGAACTAGTATCAAATTTAAATATTTTTTCTACACCTATAACAGAATCTGGAACTTGGATAAAATTAGAAGTTTCATACCAATTAGAAGTAATAGTTCCTAAACCACTTATATTAGTAGAAGTTGTAGTAGTAGTTACAATACCAACTGTATTATCACTATCTGTTTTATTATTTGCAGTTCCTCTATCAATATCATCCTGAGTAATTTTATATTTAAGATACATCTTTTCAACACCATCAAAGTGTCTTTCATTGAAAAGTTGTATAGCATCATCTGTTAAATCATCCAATTGTTCATCATCAACGTTAATTTCTAATACAGGTGCTCCTAATTGTCTTAAACAATAATCAATTAAACCTTGTCTAGTGCTTGGTTTTGCCATTTAATACGTTCCTCCGTCAATTTCATCTAGTGTTATATTATCTGCAGTTATACTAGTAGCACTTAAGATACCAGTTACTTTTGCACCATAATCAGTAGTTTCGACTCGATTTACATTATTATAGAACAATTTAACATCTGCATTAGGTGATCCTGTAATTATTGATTCATTACTTGGTGTATAAAAAGTAAATCCAGAAGCTCTTAATATTAAGTTACCAATAGCAACATCATCAATATATCCATTAGATCCATCATGATATATGTGCAATGATCCAGTCGCACCAAGTGCAGAACCACCAAAAGTTAATTTATCATTATCTAGTAAAGAAACATTATTCTGAAATGTAGTAACACCAGTTACATTTAATTGTGCTGCTGTAAGTTGTTGATTAACTGTTCCTAATCTAGCAACAAATTCATCAAATGTTAAATCGTCGCCAACATACAAATCACCACCAACATATAAATCACCACCAGTGGTTGTTATTCCTCCACTACCAGCAAGTGTTGTAATACCAGAAATATTAACATTACCAGTTGCAGTAACACTTGTTGCAGTTAATTGTGCGACAGTGCTGATGCCAGTTATTTTAAGACTAGAACCAGTGATATTATCTAATACTAGATCATCTTGAAGATATAAATCACCACCAACATATAAATCACCAACAGTGGTTGTTATTCCTGTAAATGTGGTTACTCCAGTAACACTAAGATTATTACTTATTCTTAAATCTCTAAAAATATCTACAGAAGCATTAGCATCAATATCTGATGTAAATGTTGCTACACCTGCTGCAACAAAACCAGCACCTAAAGTTAAATTCTTAGATATTCCAACTCCACCTGCTACAGTCAATGCTCCAGTAGTAGCAGTAGATGAATTGGTAGTATTTGAAATTGATGAAATTCCAGTTTGTATTATTGTAGAAGCATCAATTTTATCACTTAATACAAATTTTTCAGTTGATGCATCCCATACTAAAACTAATCCATCTTCACCTTTTCTTGCAGTATCAACATCATTCATATTAACTAATTTTGTCGGAGGTGCCGACGCATTAGATAATACTCGTATTACATTTTGTGAGCCAATTCTATCGTTTATACTTGGCATTACCTTGTTACCCCGCCTCTAACTAACGCTGAACCTTCTATGGCTTTATATTCTTTGCCACCAGAAGTTATTATTTTCACATCATAAACGTATCTTCCAGGTTTCATTTCAACAGTCACCGTAGACCCCAATGAAACGGTAATAATACCATTTTCAGGAGTTGATACTGTAGTAGCAAATGCTACTTTACTGGTACTGCTAGAGGACTTTCTTATTTGTCCCTCAGCTACTGATCCAGTTAAATCTAAAAACGCATTAGTTCTAGTATCCTCTAATTGAAAGGATGTATCAAAGTCAAAACCTTGTTCAATCACTATATTGGATACATATACTGCCATTATTAATCAATATGATTTTAAATATTTATATGGACACCATTTCATGATTTATTTAACACTTCTTTTAATAGAGTTTTTATTTCATCAATATCAGAACGCAATCTTTTAAGTTCCAATTCTTCATACTTCTTTTTATTCCTCATTGCAATATATTGTGAATAACCTTGAGAATCGTTATTCACAATAGCACCAGAGTTTTCATCTCTATAGAGATGTTTATGTCCTTGAACGGGTATCATTATGCTAAAGCAATCGCTCTTAAATCTTTAAATCTTGGAGGAGTTGCTTCATTTGTTCCACTAATTACAATCTTAATTTGGAAACCTACAAATTCATCTAAGTTATCAACTGTAAATTCATATTCTCTAAATTCGTTTTCCACACTTGCAGGAACGAAAGTATCTGGTCTTCCACTATTTAATTTTGGATCAACAATTATCTTATCAATACCAACATCTTGTAAATTATCATAACCTGGGAACAATTCATAAGATTGTTCTACTTCACTTGAATCAGTTTTAAATAACCTATACAATACTCTAAAGTCTGCTGTTGAATCTCTATATGCAGCCACCAATACTTTTAATGATGTAGATGCTTGTTTTAAATCAACTTTCTGTGAAATATAACATGCAGCGTGAGGATCTCCAGATATTCTATTTGATCTAGAGTCAGTAACATAATCGGATACTGGGTTGTTTAATCTGTTTCTTACAAATCTAAACGAACCATTCATTAGATCTAAAACTGGTGATAGGTTAGTATCCGTAGTCTCAAATCTTGTCAATAGAGTCACTGATCTGTTTCTAGGTAGATTAGATAATTTAGCATCCTCATCAACCTTAGAGCATAAAAGTCTTGGTGTAGATAGTTGATTGATTTCATTAAATTCTACATTTTCATATCCTTGATCTACAAATGATATCTCGGATCCACCTTCACTTGTTCCAGAAACTGATCTCAATTGTGATGATATTGTAGTTGCTGTTGAAGGTGTAAATGTATTGATTGCTGGAATAAATGCATCATATTGGAAATTTTGTGATCCAACGGCAATATTACCACCACCAAATTTTTCAGTGGTGAAACTAATTTGATTTATACCAGTTGACCTATCTAATAAATTAGGTCTTCCTGCTCCCCTAGCAATTTCTAAGAAATATGAATCTGCAGTTTTTATAGATTGTAAAGTAGTATTTGTTGGCATACTATGTGTAGTATTAATTCCAGTTAAAGATACGCCATTAAATTCATATTTAAATGCCTGATCATTTATTGAATGATTATCTATTGGGGTGTTGCTAATACCTCTGGTGCCTACACTTAAATTTCCTGCTGATATTCCATCATAGAAAATTATTTCTTGACCAATTTGTACATAACCAGTATTAGTTGATATACCTTCAAATGTAGCAAACGTTTCCGTATTTGCAACAGAAATTGTAGTATCTGTCGCATTAAGATCTGCTGTTAAAAGTTGTGGAACAGTATCTGGAGAAATATTATCAAGTTGAACTACATTGTCAGTAGATTTCATAGAATGGTTATAGTTACTAACCTCAATAATATTTCCAGTATATAAATCACCATTAACTGTTGAATCACCTCTTATATCCACTGAAGGTGAGGTAGCTAAGATTGTTCCTGCAGAAACATCACTATAGTATGCTAACTTACGTCCGTTGTTGAATTTTTCACCTTGAACATTGGTAAGGAATAGTGTATCCATTCCAAAAGTAGTTGCAACTGTTACTTCAGCACCAGCACCAGCATTTCCTATATCTGCTGTAGTAATTCCTAGAACATCACCAACAGCATACCCATTACCTGTTGCAGCAATCGATACTGATGTAATTGTCCCTGCTGCACTAACTACAACTTGTGATGCTGTTGCTCCTGACCCATCACCAGTTATAGAGAATAGATTTATTGTTCCATTATAGGTTGCAGATGCTGAATATCCAGCTCCAACTGTTGTAATAGAAGCAGTAGTTATTGGAGAACCAATTTTTTCAACAAATCCTTTAGCATCTTGAGATGTATTATATGCTGGTCCAACATTTGAAGCAGTAACTTTTACACCTGAAGAAATAATACTATCAAGTGCTGCTGTAGTATCAATACCAACTTTTAATTTTCTTGGATAAGTTTTTAATGCATTATCCTGCAATCTAAAGTTAATTTTATCATTAGTTGATAACTCAGAATTAAATAATGTAAGTGAACCAGGTGTTGTTGTGAAAGAACACTTGTAAAGACTAAATTTCAAATCTTGAGTTTGAGTTGCTGTCCAAATAGTACCATTTTGGGATTTGAATAAACTTCCTCCTAGATATTGTTTTTGAACTATATTTTTTGAACCTTGATCAACACCAAGAGTCTGTGTTTCAATAGTTTCTTCACTCATCTGAGCAATCCAGACTTTATATTTTATTGTTGCTGGTGCCAGAATGATTATTGCATACTCTCTATTTGGTTCCAAATAGATTGGAGATGGGAAAGTAACTCTGGTTGCCAATGATGCATCCGTAGATGTTTTTATAATTGAAGTATTATCAGTATCCAATACAGTTGGATCTAATACAACTTGTGCAAAATCATTAACAATTTCACCTGTTGGGGTTCCTAATTCAACATTCCTTATCTGAATAGTTACTGGTATACTATCATCCTTTTCAAAGAAATATAAATCTAAAGATGATAAGAACATTCCTGTCTCATCTACAGTAAACGACTGTGCTAATGGGTCTCTCTGT